CCCAGCCATAACACCTGCTTTAGCTCCTAATATAGCACCTGCTGTCCCCTCTATCATGGCAGCAGACGCAATTTGTCGCCCCATAATTACGCCTTGTTGTGCTGTGGCGCCTGCAATAGATTCTATCCAATCACTTCCTTCTGTTCTATATTGACTAAGGTTATTTTGTAATCTTTCAATCTCATGGTTTATCTCTACAATTTTATTAGGATCTGTTTCGTAAGCCAAATCTCTACCTTGCTTAGCTAGTAATAATTGGTCATTACCACTCCATATACCTTGTTGGATAGAATCCCATATACCTCTTGTTTGACGGACATTTTCTGCATGTTTTAATAACTCTATGGCTTCTGCTTCACTACCGTATTGAATATTGGAAAACTCTGGATACTCAGCTTTAAAAGCTTCCATATCATTTAAAGTATTTTTTCTAATACTCATTTCCCTAGCTTGCTCAATGACATCATGACCACCATTGATAAGAACGTTAGGGGAAATATCTAACGTCTTTCCTATCTCTATGGCATCTTGTGACCAGTCCGCATCATTATAGGCTATCTTTCTATATGCCTTAGATAAGGTGCTATTAGAGTTTTCAAACAAACTATCTAGACGATCCCCGAAAGACATATTTCTTTCTTTTTCATCATCTACGTGTCCAAAATCTTTTACATATTTGGGGTTATCATATGTTTTGAAACCACCTTTTCTGACATCTTCAGATGTTATACGTTGGTTATTTGCCATTATTCGTCTCCCTCGTAGCTACTCGACTCTCCACTGTCACCATGTTCTCGTTTCCATGTATCAACATCAATAGATCTAATAATTTCTCCATCTTTTAATATGTTTACATAATATCCACCATCATCACCTTTACCTAATTCATGATCATCACCATTATAGGCTCTTACTTGAGTTCTACTAATATTGACATGAACATCTGGCGCCCAGTTTCTTACATATGTATATTCTTTTTTTCGTACAGCCTCTACTAAAAAGCTGATCATTTCCGAGTCTGATGGATAATCTCCGTGTTCAGAATAATATTGTGTTCTATATGCAGCTCCTTCTTCAGAAGCCCCTATCCATAAAGCATTCATATCTGTATTTGAATACCCTAGCCTATCTTGAACTACGGACTTATATTGCCCTACGGCTGCACTAAATCTTCCTGTCCCTTTTGAACGATCTTCTAATGCAGAATACGCTGTATGATAAAATTCATTGCTAAAAGATACCCCTGAGTTTTTCATTAAATTCATGACTTCTTGAGAGCTTTGACCTTGATATATTGCCTGCATTATCATAGCTTCATTAGCTGGTCCCGCCCTTAATGCAGCTGCATCTCTTCTTTTTTGTTCGTTACTATAGCCTTCTATAGTACCTATCAATGCAACCTTAACATCAGGTGAATCATTAGTTTGTGACTCAAGCGTGCTCGCTATCTCACCTGGTGAGTAACCAGTTTGTTCCATTTGATGCGCCATCAGTCTTAAATCTTTAACTTTTTTTCGTACCTCTTCTTCATGTTCTCGTTTTATTTTAGCTTGTATTTGTGTAAACCTTTGCTCTGTTTTTGCAAGAAAATCTGCCTTTTCGCCGTCTGTCATGGTATTATAGTTTCCCATCAATGACTTAGTAGAATTTACATAATTTCGGATTGATGTACCTCCTCCATTATCCTCTTTATCCCAAGAATAGTGGTTTCCATTGCCATCGATGGCATCTGGTTCTCCATTCACCCATCGTATGGCATTTTGTTCTCCTGCGAACCAACCTACTAATGCACCTTCAACTCCATATTTTTTGTAGTATCCTCCAAAAACATGATCAAACACCTTATCATAGGCATCAGAATCTTCCATTGGTCTATTCTCAACTCCAGCTTGTTTAGACCATTCTGGCCAATTATCTGGCATAATTTGATATAGCCCATACGCTCCAGATGGATTTCTTGCATTAGGGTCATTACCACTTTCATGCATTGCTACTGCTTTTTTTAGCGCTCCATATTCACCACTTCCCTTACTATATGGGTTTTCTTTTTCCAGCATATACAAAGCTGCTTTTTTTGCATCATTGTTATTTTTTGTTAGAACATCTCTTAGATGAACTTCATCTTCTAGTACAGCATTAACCTTAAACTCTTTCGCTGCTTCTTCAAACTTTTTATACTTTTCCGGCATCATTCCTGCATCTTTTGCCACATCAATAATTCCATCGATTGCTTGATTGTTCTTTTCAGTGCCTGCTACATGTAATACGCCTTGTAACAACTCTTCTGTAGCTTTATCCTTTCTAGCACGAACAGCTTCTTCACCTTCATAGTCATACATCTCATCAATCTTTTTATAAACGTTATCTAATTGGCTTTTAACAATATCCATCTTGGTATATCCTAACTGTGCCACTTTTGCTGAACTAGTAATAAAGTTTGCTACAGATACATCTCTATACTTATCACCTTGTTCACGCTCATGACTCTCCATTTTTGTATTATTCTGTAACCACGATTGGTCTGCATGTTGTAAAAAGCCTTGCTGTGAACGTTTAAACTGTAACTTTGAAGATATGTCCTCACGTATTTTTGCTTCTTCTTGGCGAAATCTCTCTGCGGAATTAGATGCATCTTGTAATGTCGTATAGGCAAGTCCTGTTTTGTCGTTGTACATAAGGTCAGCAATGCGGTTATTATAATCGGTTTCCGCATTCATTTGTTGCAGCTTCATTTCAGTATCTATCTTTTTTAACTGCACATTATATAGATCGTTCACTCCTTTTTGAAAGGCTTGTAGACCACTAGCAATTTGTCCACCATAAGCTTCTATACTTCCACTTCCTTGCAGTCCACCACTAGGACCTGTATTTGGTTTAACTTGCTCATTATATGATTCTAATCTCATAGTTATCTCCACCAATTCTTAACGCTTGAGATATGGTCTAAGTAGTTAGGCTTAACTGCTCCCATACCTACCGCCTTATTGCTTATAATTCCTTTCGGAGTAGTAAAGTTACTAAACATACTATTAGCCGATGTAAAACCATAGGGATTTGCATTGCCACTTGCTCCTGGGCCAAATGTTCTTGTAGGACTCACATAGGAAGTGCTTGTTGGGCTTTCTACCTTTCCATAATCGCTTAAATACGATTGTACTGAGGCGGCTGTACTCAATAGAGTGCCTAGCATTTTCATTCTTCCGGCTTGCTTTGCACTTTGTATTCCAGCATACGCATTAGCAGCCTGATTCCTATAATTCCATGTTTGTAATGCTTGTGAATCTACATCATTTCTTTGGTTCTGTAAAAGTTGTAAACTATCCGCTACATACGAATCATGGCTACTATCCATCACATCCTGTACAGATCCCGTAGCCATAAGACTAGATGCACCCGCTTCATTTCTATTTTGACCTAATGCTAATCGCATTTTCTCCGTTAGTTTCTTTTGTTCACGTCCTGCATTATCTGCTATTTGTTCTGCTTTTCGTTCACTCATCTTTGTATTGTATTCTGCTAGTTTAGCTTGATTTTCGTACATAGCTACTTGTGCTTTAGTTTCTGCCTTAGCCCCCATCATGCCACTAATCGCTTGTATCCCTAGCATAGCCAAAGGATGCATGCACATACTATTCACTTCCTTTCTTTGGCAATGTAAACAATAGAAATCCCTCTGGTAAATTGACTCCTTCTATAAATGTAGCGCCTAACCATCGTAACCAACGTATAGATGCTTTATTATCCTTGGATATACAATTCCATAGGGATCCTTGCTGTTGCCATTCATTAATAATTCGTTTACTTTCCTCTAAGAAATAGCGTTGGCAATATTTACTTTCCTGTAATCGTTGACTCCCTAGAAACCATATGCAGTACCCTAACCCTGTGTGGTATTCATCTCCTATTCCATAGGCCCATATAGGCGACTCTACTCCATCTATACATTCGTATTCTATCCACCATTGCGCACTGCATGCTGTGGATAGTAAAAGACCATGAGTAGCATTATCTGCTCCCATGGCCATGCATTCTATAACATCAATTGTTCGTAGACGTTTCGCTAACTCTACCAAGTCTCCTAAGAGTCTCTTATCATTCGCCTTACCACTGCGTTTTATTATTGTACCTTGCAAGCGTACCTCCTCCGATAGAAACATCCCGTACTACAGATAATAGGTTAAATGGAAATGGATCATCGTGTAATATACATACGCTCGCATCTGTAGCATATCCTTTCCCCTGTGTTGGGATATTAATATTTACATCTCCCGTATACATAGTGCTACCATTTTGTATAAGACTGGCATCACCGATTAAATCCATCCCTCTATTAAAAGTAACGCCTACTTTTCCACCTCGGCTATTTCTAAGTCGTAATATCATACTATTACTTCGTACTGTCCGAGATTGGAGTGTTCCGTCTTTCATGTCCATATACACCTGTGGTAATACAATTTTACATTCGATCGGAATACCGATAACAATATCTTTGGCTACGTAAGGCAGTGTTACTGTTCCATCTTGACCTACTTGCACCTGGTGTACATCAGAATGGTTAAGTAATAGAACTACATCCATTCCTTTGAGATGTTCTACACGTATACTAGTTTGAGTATTATTTGTGATGGTAACTGAGCAATCTAACGTAGTATAACTAGATACGTCTTTACTATCTACTGGACTATCTAATCGTTCAATGTATCGTTTTTCTTGCCCCGATACAGTCCGCTTCACTACTGTATATACACTATCTTCATTACCATTTGCTACAGAACAAATCGTTTCAAATACTCCACCTTTTGTTTCATGGTGAGCCCAGCCAGTGACATCTTGCTCTTTAATGATCGTTAAAGCAATTAGCTTACCATCGTCACGTACATAATACAAAATGCTATCTGGTTGTTGGGCAAACGTACTATCTAACAAACTATGTTGATTTACTAAATGTTTGGCCAATAATGTTAAATCAATCCCATTATAGTTATCCGATTCATAAGTATATCCCATATCACGTACCGATGAAGACCTTTTTTGCACATAAATTAGACGATTCCCTATATATTGTGGGTCACAGTTTGATGCTCCATGTTGAGTCTGTGAACGTGGTACTACCTTTGATGGTTTAATGGCTTCTGAACCACTGATAATCCATTCGTTACCATCTGTTAGTACAATTAAGTCTTGTGCTGATATCATATGTACAATATTAAATGCAGCACGACTTATAAGTCCTAATGTAATAGCACTATCATCTGTTACATTTCCATCTGCTTTTTCCACTTCAAAATTAGGATAATCACCTGTACGACTAAACCACAACTTATAGGGATTTGATTTCGAGCCGCCTAATACTAGCCTATCTTGGAAAAATGTGCTCATTCTAGGATAGCCTACTGATTTCCCCCATGATGAAAGCTGCCATTCTGATGTTTCTGTTTCTTTTCCTATAGGTTTTAATACTTTTGCCTCAACTTCTGTAGGTGAAATGAATCGACTAATAACTACCATACCATATTGATCATATGGCTTTATTGTAAAATCAATGACCACATCACCACCATCAACTTCACTTTGTATACGTAATTGAGTACCTCTATTAAAACTCCCTGTTTCAGTAACATTATAATCTCTATCCGAGCTATATTGACGATAGTTTTCCCACTCTGTAGTCTCCGTACTATCCTTTTTTTGTATTGTAATAGTTCCTCTCCAGGCTCCATGGGTTACTATTTTCCACTCTTTATCTGTGTCATCTGCATAGGCCCCTATATCCATAGATTCATATCCAGTCTCTTCATATCCCGCTTCCTCATCATATCGATCACTAATATACTCTGCTCTCCCTGTCATTTTTTTAATTTCGGCTGGCATGCGATGTTTAAGCTTGATAACTTGTCCCACCATGCCTTCTTTAAACATCCCCTTAGTAGATATGACCTTATTACTAGAACGTATATATTTTAGTTTATGAGTTCTATCCGTATTGATATCCTCAAATGGTGGTGCTACCAAATCAAATATCTTAAACTCCCATTGATTACCAATTCTTTGCAAGATATGGATAGGATGCAACCCACTACAAATAAAGAATGTATCTGCTGACTGATTAAAATCTAACTCATTCAATATCGATTCTTCATAAGGTGTTATTAACTCTATACCTGTATATCTATCGTTTTTCCATATACGAATGTACAAGTGTCCCACTTCTAAAAAGATAGGCTCAGGATATACAAAGCGTACAAGCCTTACTTTTCGATTTGGATACTTTGCTTCTCCTATAAATCTTGTTCCATTCCGTTTGCAAATACTACCGTAAGGACGTATGATGCAGTTTTTTGCCATCAGTACAGCACTTCTATATTTATCTAAATCACTTCGGTTTTCTATCTCAGGTGATATTTCTCCTGTTGTAAAAGAGTGCTGTACTACATACATATTGCCTGTACTCATGTTGCTCTCCTTGACTCGATATATCCTACTGGCAGTTCTAAATCAAATTGACGTTCAGATGCAACTATGTTCTTAGCTTCTAGTAAGGCCCCTTGATAAATTTGGAACTGCGATCTATACATTTCCATATTACCAACAAGAGATTGTGCTAAACTTGCTGCCAAGAATCGTGTAAGTGCTTCAACAAAGATAGGTGGAAATATATCGGGATCATTTACATCAAATATATAATCTACATAGGCTTTTGTCATATTAGTTCCAATCGCCTTTGTACTGCTATCTAGGTTAAACACTTCGTAATTAGGTATATCTTTTACACTGTAACTCGTATACAGTCCATTCCGTATTTCAGTATCTTGTATAATTCGATATATTCGTAAAGCGTGCTCTGGATATAAATATGTGTGTCTATATCCACCTGTATAAGTTTCTACCTGTATGTTTGCTAATGGCTCCACACGTCTTGCAAATCCCCACACATATTGAGACAAAACTAATCTTCTAGCATGATGATAGTATTGATTGCAGATACGTGCTGTTTCATTGTCATCATCTAAACTCGTAATTAGGCCCTCTCCTATATGTGAAAGAGCCATATTACAGAGGTCTGTTTCCGTCATATTGTACCTCTTTCTATATATGAAAAGGACTACCCGAAGGTAGCCCTGTAGTTCATCTTATCGTAAATCAATATCTGGTGTTAAGGCAGCAAATAATACATTGGAATTGATACTTGCACTAGCTGTTACCTTTAATTGTACATACCGCTTCAATCCGTATGGCAATAAGACCGTTAATTTAGATCCCTTTTTGGCATCTAATTTATACGTTCCTAATACCGTTGGGCTCGTAATCGTTACATTCGGCGGTTGTTGACCTGCCACACGTTTCTTTAACAACGTAGAGGATGCAGAATCACTCGTTTGTAATTCAACTGTTAATTGCCCAGAGGTACCCTTTAAATTATTCATTGCCAAATATAACTGATTGTAGGCATCACCTTCTTTCACAGTATCTACTACATCAGAATAAATGGTAGTTCCCGTTGAGTTATAACTTTCTTCACCAGGGAAAAATGTGTTTTCAAAATCTGTAATCATTGTAATACCTCCTTGACCTATACATTGGCGATTGGGTCTTCATCTGTACGAAGTACATCACAAGATTTTACTTCAATACCTGCTACATAAATTTTTGGCATTTCACCCATAACCTCTTGACGTGTTACATGAATATTGTTTTTATCCGTTAATGCTATTTCTAATGCTGTTTTAATCTCCTGTGGTACATATGCCACTGGTTTAATACGTCCACTATCTAAATTACGAAGACGACCCTTCGCATAAATAAAGGATTCAATAAATTTTTGACGTTGAGATGCTGTAGCACTAGCCAATTGACTAACATCAATATTACGGATAGCCGCTACACGGCGTGGGTCTGCTACCGTAAGCCCTACATCCCAACTAAATAACGTTTCTACTACTCGGAATTTATTTCCTTCAAAATCAACCGCATCAGTCTCACCTAAGTCTTTTTTAGTTAATCCTGCTTTAGATCCTCTAGGATAAATCCCCATGACACCATCATCACCATGACATACAATCCAAATCGATCCACACTTACCAGCTACAGTGCCACCCATATTAACATTTTGGTATCCATAGTGCGTTTTATCTGTAGATAACACATTATATCGTTTAGCTAACCCATTAAACTCGCCCACATTGATATCTGTATCGCCGTAGAACAACATACTTGCCACGGTTTGACCAAAGCCTTCAATATGTGCTGCATCTTCTGTTTGTCGAAAACGCATTGGGTCATTAGATAACATAAGCAACTTTACATCTACACTAGAACGGTCTTCAAGCATTGCGGCCGTATCTGTTACTTGTCTAGTGCTAGATTTGGTGTTTGGCACACCACGGTTAATCGCACGTACGTGAGGGTTTGGCAATGCTGTGCGTTGTGTTGTTAAGTTACCAGTAGGTAAGTTACCCTCTTTGAAACGTAAATCTTGCATGATAGGATTAGCTTGGTTTAACACCTCAATAATACTATCAATTCCATCTTTAGAACCTTTATATCGTTTATGTAAATCCATTAACGTTAATGCTTCTGTACCAAATGTTGGCATAATTCATCACTCCTTTATTTATTCTTATATGCATCAAAATTAGTATTGTCATAAAACTCTACTCCAGATCCGCTGCCATATCCACTTAAACGGCCTGCATCTTCTGCTACTAGATCGCCAATCGTAGCAAATGCCTTTACTAGGGCTATATTATTCCCAATGCCATTCACCATGAGCACCTCTCGCAGATTGGGAATATCTTTTTCTAGGTATTCAATACCCGCTCCTGCTTTAGCAATGGTGGTATCAAAATTGGAACCTAATTCCTTTACAGTTTCTTCTTTCCAACTTTCTGCTTGTGCCTCTTGTAATCCATCAATATGATTCAGCAAGGCATCTCCCATAGTTTGTAGATAGCCCATACCAAACTTAGCGATTTGCTCCGCACCTTCTTGAGATACACCAATGTTACGAAGAATTTCACCAAAGGCCTCCGCATTCTGCTCATCAATACTTTCCCCTTCACCTAATAAACTGGTAAAGTCATATCTATCAGGTGCTCCTGTAGTTTGTTCTGTCGTATTAGCAGTGTCCGCAGAATGTGTTGAGGTATCCGTTGTACTATTTGTGTTATCATGAGTATCTTGTACCTCTGTATTTGGTTCTTGTGTCACTGTATTTGTGGATTCATTATCCATTTGACTCTCCCACCTTTCTTGTTATCAATTCATTAATACGCTCTTGATGTTGAATGTATTCTAGCTCCGCTAATTGCTTTTGCTCTATACCTTTTACACCAAGTAATGTAGCAATATTCTTTACTATATCTATGCCTACAGACCGTCTTCCTTCATTAAAGAATGATTGGGAATTGCCTGTAAAAGTAGTCTGCATGATACAGCATGTATCTAGTAACCGCATGAGAAACCAACGCCCCTCTTCGGTACCCAATACAGCTTCTAACCCCTTGCGATCCCGATTCTGAATTTCCATCTGTCGAATCTCTCGAATGAGTTCATCTTTCTTCTTGACACCATACTCTATCATTCTTCACCACCTAATCCTGGCATACCTAGCCAATTTCCTACTACTGATTGATTAGTATTCGCTGCTTCCGCCATATCCTTTGTCGCTTTCGCTAGATTAGGGGCTTGTTCCAACATCTGTTGTTGTTGCATTTGTTCTTGTTGTGCCATCATAGCTTGCTGTTCTGCCTCTATCTTAGCTTGTGTCTCTTCATCGCTAAAAGACATCGCAGCAGGTGCACCTAAATACTTAAAGTATTCATTAACAAGTCCTATTGGGTTAATTTTTGCTTTCACCTCTGGATATACTTGCATCATGTTCATGGCAAAACCAAATGCTTGTTCGATAGTAGTTAATCCTGCCAATTTTTGCGCTTGTGCTAATGGAGACGTAAAGTCTACTTTAATTTCCTTATCTGATAACGTTTCCCTTAGTTCTTCTGGTATTGGTGGGAATATTTTCGCATCTGATAAAATAGCGTAGGTGCGTTCAATTACATTATTTAAAAACTCGTATTGTAATCTTTCAACTACAGGACCTAATTGTTGTAACTTTTCCTGTGTTCGCTCCATGACCTCTCGTGCCGTCATTTGACCGCTATCTAGCTGTTCTAACATCAAGAATAGGTCTGCATTATAACATCGCTTAATATTCTCACGTGTTTCCATGACAATTTCACCCAATGGTCCCAATTGCATGTTTACATCAAACAAGGGCTTTACCACATCATTAGGGTTATCTGTGGTTGTAATTCCCCCTGGAATCAGGTTCACATTATACGCTAGCGAAGAGGATACTTGCATTGGCGGTTTTACCATTAACTCTACCGCTCGCAATCTATCACTCATCAGAGTTTGTAACATCTTTACATCATCATTGGCATACCACCCAGCACCAACAGCATAGGTTTCATTTCCTACTACTTGATATCTTGCTACACATACAGGAAAGGTGTTGAATCCACCTACTTCTAAAAAGGTTTCTTCCCCTTCTAGCCAATAATAGCTCCGATATTTCATATGCCGTTTACCGATTTTACCATTTACATAGTCCCGATTAGGTTCTACTAACCAATATACAGTGTATGTATCTGCACTGTATGTATGATTACGAAGTAAGTCCTGCATTCCAGGTGGCATAGATTCCACGCTAAACTGTTCTGCAATCTGCATTAAGGTCATAGCCCGCTTCACAGTAAATGTATCTACGATACCATTACCACCTACACTCATGGCATAGGTGCCAATGGTAAACTGTTCTACACGGATCCCTGTTCGTGTATCTCTAAATATACCCATAGCAGCTTGCCCATAGGCTAATTCTTGATACGCTTGGTAACATCCTATATAGAAGTTACTCTTTCCAAAAATAGCTTGCATGATCTCATGTCGTTGATCTAAGACTGCTGACATTTCATGATTTGCCTGTAATCCACTATTGGCCAATGTTAGTTTGAACCATTGTCTGCTTGGCGGTGTTAATCCACTCATAACTCCACTAGCAAAAATATCATTGCAATGTGATGCATAGCTATCTAACAAATGACTGGTATCATAATCAATGGCTTTCCCATTTTTGTCATTCAATTTACCTATGAAAGGTAACTGATATTTCTTAATTTCACGCCATACTTTTACATGTGATTGCTGTGCATCAAATAGATGCTCTACCTTTTGACTGACTTCTTTTGTATTGCCTAGCTCTTTAAATTTCGCTCCTGTTGGAGCTCTAGCCAATAAGCTCATAGAATCACCTTATCCTAATTTATTACGCCCTGCACTAGACAATAATGTATCTGTTGTACGAGTTGAGGAGAACCCACGTTTTTTACGTTGATTTTCTTTCGCCATCGTATCATCATCTACCTCATTATTTTCTACTGTAGGTGATGGTGCTGGAGGTTTAATCTCTGGCACCTCTGGCTGTTTAACCCCTAATAATTTTCCTACAAATCCACCACACATACTATCCACTCCTTTCCTTATTCTTAACCAAATGGATTATATTTTGTATTGGCCATTGGTGGTGCTACTTGCGTATACATGTCCTCTTGTGGCACTGTATACGCAAATGTAAGAGCTAAGGCATCACCTTTATCTGGCGAATGTCCTAATCGCTCTTTAATTTTGTCCTTACTTTCTAGTACAATACGTCCTCTGGTATCAAAACTATAGGTTGGTGTTGCTAGATCAGCTCGCAGTGAGCCATCATCTGGCAAACTTCCTCCTTGCTTTATCCATTGGGCCATTTCATACCACATTTCAGCACGTTTATTGACAAATCGTTCCGATTTCGATGCTTGGCTTCCAAATGGTACTTCGATAATGTGACGGTAACCCATCTGCCGTAGACGGTCTATTACTCCTTCACCTCGACCAGCATCTATAAAGACTGCCCTAGGCTTATTCTCTTGGATAAGCCCAGCCACAATATTAGCAATTTGCATGTTATCTAGTCCCTTGTACCGCAGTGGCTTATAGGCAACTAATCCCTTACGAATTGCAATTGTGGTTGCATCGTCACCAAAACGTGCAATATCTACCCCCAACACGAGCGGACTATATTGTATATCTCGTGGTGATACAGTCCGCTTCATGGCCATGTTAATATCATCAATACTCACCAATACATTTTCTGCACTAGCTGTGAAATCACAATAGAGCTCCTGTCGAATGGAATTTTCTGTCATCTCGACCATCATTGCTTCTAACTCTTCTTTTGGTATGATCTGGCTATCATCAACTGTATACATACATGTATACCACCCCGAATTGGAATCTTCTTGTAATTTCTGTGCTTTTAAAAATAGTTCATAGAACCGATTTTGCCCTTTAGGAGTTCCTATGAATATAGCCCATCCCGTTCTATCAGATAAGGCTGGACGAATAATTTCATCGAACACTTCAGGTTTCATTTGAGCGTATTCATCTAGTACTACACCATCTAAATACAACCCACGTAAACTATCTGGGTTATCTGCCCCTCGGATATAAATTCTCGGTCCTGCACGGCTCCTATGTTTGGTTGGTAACTCTACATATAATTCACTTTCATTCACCCGTATACCTGGTATGACACTGGTATAAAACTTCAAATACGACCAAGCAATTAGCTTAGCTTGCGTTCGTAATGGCGCCACATATGCATATTGCGGTGATGGCAAATTATTTTGTATCGCCATTTTTATCACATGGTTAATGGTAGCTACCGTTTTTCCAAACCTTCGATGTGCGACAATCACATTAAAACGATGTGTTTCTATAGCTGGATGTATGAAATCTCTCCACAAGGGTCTTGGTGTGTATGGAATTGTTATGTTAATCCTCTTCACCTTGTCCCTCCCATCCAATGGCTAATTGTAAAGCGCCACCATCTTTTCCTGTCAGTTCTGTTTTATCCACAGGTTTATACCCAGCTCTGTCTAAAAAGTCTTTTGCCACTGTAATTCTTTCTCGTGGTTTTGTCTTAGGATCTTTTAGGATATTACACATGACACGAAAGGCTTCTTTGGCTTCAAATACAAAGGCTTCCCGTAACTCTCTATCCATATCATCCTTACAGGCTTGTAAGTATGCCAACACTTCATTATCCTTCATAAGATTAGAGGCTTGTTGCTGAGCTGACTTTTCACTATAGCCTGCATTAATTGCTGCCTGTCTCATATTTTTACATTTTAATGCCATATATTCTTTGACAAATCGTTTCCGTTGCTCAGTTAACACAATTCCTCACCTCCTAGATTTGAAATATTTTGGCATGAAAAAAGCACATTCTTTAAAGACTATGTGCTAAAAGTCCTGATTTGATGTGTACTTGTAATTATGTAATGAACGCCTTATGTAGGTTATACCCATCACATACTATTACTATATCACACTTTTTTTCGATTTTGTCGCCTACTTTTTTGATATTTTTAATACTCGATGTTCTACCATATATAACGACATAATTTGCAACAGTTCATTAATAGCTGCATAATATACATCTCTTGTTAACCCCATTGCAATCATACAGTTAATAGACCGTTGTTTCCCATAATACTTGCGTTCACATAGCTCTCTTAGTACTACATTTAATTCACATTCACAAGACTCAACCGCTTCTACTACTCGTTCTGGATAATCAATATGTATTCTTGCCTTACCGTCAACAATATACACCTCTCGTAGGGGCGTTATATTTGACACCGCTTCTTGTCCCGTAGGGTCTTGTATCCATCCACCTCCAGCTTTCTTTTTTACTGGATCTAACCTAGCTTGTAAAACAGCACGTTTTATATCTTGGTAGTGATACAAATACCACTCTACTTGCTTTTTTAGTTTTATATGCATTGAATCACCACCTTATCGTTATCTACTATTCCAAGCCTTTGCCGTGGCTAAATACTGCGGTTTATCTTCAAAGGATACAGTAGCACCACAAACATCACACACTACCATATTATGTCGTACTCCCGTGCCTACACCTATAACAGTACGCACCTCTTGATTCCGACAAAATGGACATGGTGCCAACCCATTTTTATAGTTAGACTTTTTCTTCATAGGTTCTCCTAAGTGTTTCCTTCTTAAGTCTTGCTTCACGAAATTTCTTTTGCTTCTCTAGCATACAATGTCTTTCTTCTTCTGACATGCGCCCATGATAAACATCTACACAAGGCTCCTCACTTAGTAAATTATAGGCAGACGCCCTTTGTTGGGATACTCTACTTGCTCTTTCCTTTACTGCACGATTAGTCTTAACACAGTTTGGGCAATAGATTTGTCTTGCAGAGCCATCAAAGAGTTTTTCACATCGCTTACATCGTTTTATCATTCTAGCATATCCCTTTCGATATCAAATGATTATTCACTTTCAAAGAGTTGCTCTTGTGCTCGTCTTCCCTGTATATATGATTTGGTTTCATTGAGCATTTTGTTCACTAGTATAAGCTCCTTTTCCTCAAGTTCTATCCAGTCTGTAACGTATTTAAAGCTACCATCTTTTGTCATTGCAGTTCCGCTAAATCTAACATCACTTGGTACTTGCGTTATTTTTCCACCAACAACCGCTTCCATATATTTGATTTCTAGACGTTTAATAATCAATGTGACACCAAGAAATATATAGTCTCCTCGTTCTGATCTCATATGACTATTTACAATGCTTACCAATGCTTTCCAAGCGTTATAAAATGATTCACGTCCATCTTCTCGTGCCGTCATAGAGTATACAGATTTTCCGCCTGCATCATTTTCTTTTACATAATCAAATGTTTTTGTGCTACCAACTACCGCTATTTTACGAATGAGCATTGCATCACCTCCCCTTCCCATAACTTTAGTTTATTTTCAAAATGTTGTTCCTAATCTCATGCGCTAGTGATCATCTACGTTTATTTCCCAGTCGAACCAAAGCCTTTTTCTCCTCGGTCTGTGTCAGATAATTCTTCTACTTCAACAAGATTAATTTTTGGGGTTGCTACTAAATACCCTTGTGCAATTCTATCGCCCTTATTGATTTGGTAAGGAATCATGCCTTTGGTTTCATCATTGACATAAATAGCTGCCACTTCTCCACGATAATCCGAATCAATAACCCCCATCGAATTAGGCATACGTAATGGTGTATCCACACCCATAGAACTACGTGGTACTAATTGCAATACATATCCTACTGGTACTTCTAATGCCACACCTAAGCCAATTCGATATGTACGTTCCTCCCACACAGTGACATCTTCTGCTGCATAGAAATCTAATGCGCCGCTTCCTTCAGTTCCATAAGTAGGTAAGATGGCATCCTTATGTACACGTTTTACCTTAATAAACATCCCATTAGCTGTAGGTGCTGTTTCTTTATTTTCTGTATTTACCACAGGTTGTGACGGAGTATCCGCTTCCGCAGTATGCGGTTCTACCGTTGTGGTTTCTTCTGCTTTTGGTGGTTCTACTGTTGGCGGTTCTTCTGTCGGTGGTTGTACATTGCCTACTTCCTCCGCTTTATGTTCTTCTGTATGTGTCTCTTCTGTATGGGTTTCTTCCACTTTATTTTCTTCTACACTTGGTTGCACTGTATTTTCTAATTCCATGATTAATCTCCTTGTCCATAACAATAGTAATTTAAAAGTACCACGGTAACTTTAACTTGTATCCATAGCGTCCCCTCCTCTTAGCACTCTACTTTATAAGGACATCGCCCACTAGGACACGTCTCATCGAACACAGGTACCTCCACATAAAGCATGGCTACCCGTAGTTCACAATTCTCTATATCGTTCCCTTCCTTTGTGCAGGATAGGCAACTACCTTGTAGGGCATGTTCTGCTAAGGTACTTAGGTATCCCTCTTGCTCTCGGATTTCCGCATCATCAATAGTCCCTTTCTGAACAATTTCTATGTCGTACCGCCCTATAGCCCTTACGATTTCTCGTTTTGCATCTTCATCTAATCCATCAACTAAATTGATCATCAACTTATGCGCTAGGGTGGCACACATATTCGCCATTTTTTTGTTTTCTTTTTCTAAATGCAGTGGCTCTATAATATCTCTCATAACCCTACTTATAAATGCTACGGTGGTAAAGTTTTGCTTGTTTTTAGCATTAAAATATCTTAGTGTGCCTGCATTAGGATTTATCTTAGGTTCTTGCTTTATAGGCTTTACATTTTGTGCACCGATTAGCATTCACAATGTACCCCTTTCCCTCTATATATAAATTTATATTTCGTTCTGGACATTCACGTGTAGTAAATACTCCACCAGTTTTAGTAACGATATTGGCATGCTTACATGTTCTTGCTTTCTTATACTCCTTGGGTCTTCCCATGCTGACTCCTTTCTAAAACGGAATTTCCTCATCATTTTTGGTAAAAGCATCATAGTGGCTGCCTACATCTTTTTGCTTTACCAATTGTATTCCCACCCGTTCTGCGATTACTTCTGTGATGTATCGTTTCTCTCCATTTTTTTCATAGGATCTAGTTTGTACACTACCTACCACAATCACAGGCTGCCCTTTTTGTATAATCCCTACTTCTTCCGCATAGGTCCATGCCACGACATTATGAAAGGAACTAATCTCCTTATCATCTGAAATACGTTTATTCGTTGCCATCGAAAATAAACACACTGCTTTACCTGTTTTCGTGTAACGTAGTTCTGCATCTTTCACTGCATACCCTACTAACACGATCTGATTGTTTTCCATAATAACCTCCTTTATGTATAACATCGTTCTACATGAACTCTATTGTTAAGTGTATTCAACCCTTTTGCTTTCCATAATGTATGATTCTTCTTCGGTTCCTCAATTTTTATGAGCCGATAAAATCGATATGGATATCCAGTCAAACTCACTCCTTCTACAATGCTATCAGTCTCTACATAGTATCCTTTCGGTGGAGTGATGACTTCTGCCCAGGTATTTGCTTGTAATCGCTCTTTTTTTACTTTTGGTTTCTCCAAGTTTTGGCTAGATACCCATTTACGTTTAAAACCAGTAGCCTCTAACTTACGATCACTTTCCTTAACAAAATAACTTGCAACTCGAACTGCATCACGCCACTCACCTTGATAGGCTTCTTTTTTAGAATATCCTTGAGGCCATAACCCTTTTAACTCTTTCACCGTCATATCTTGTATTCGATTCACTAGTATATGAAAGTGTATCCTACGTTCTCCTTCGCAAGTGTAGATATACTTCAACGGTTGTCCTAGCTTTGCATACCTTCTGCGCAGTTTTTTGATGAACAACGTAATATCTTTTTTGGCTTGCTCTAAAGTAGGCTCTATTTCATAGGTGAGAGTAATATAAAAATCTTCTTCATGAAAATTGATATCTATTAACATACGCAACTGTGCTTCTGCATTCTTTTGATTCTGCAATGCCATTTGCAGTGGTGTAATCTTTTCTTTCTTTTGTCGTACACTTTGTTTTTTATACGTTCTTCCTGTATGGTAATCTGTAACTTCACACATTGTTTTTCCGTATACTTTTTTTCGATATCTCATCAGTACCTCATATGGTCGAAAAAATAATATACATATCTAGTCAATACAAGGCCTTTCAGCCTTTTATTTTAGTCCTAATATCTATATCATTTTTCTTTGAAAATCTACTATTTCTCTGTATTTCTTCTACCATATGTGGTATACTATAAATAAGGTTGTATCTACATATGGATATATGAGACCACTTAGTTCCCGCTAAGTGGTCTTTTTTTATGCACTTCGCTCCGCTACTTTTTCCTTTAATACTTTCTTGATAGCTTTGGACTCTGGACCATGCACTACTGCATGATGACAATACCAACATACACAACATAAATTATCTAGATCATTCGTTCCACCATTTGAACGAGGTTCTATATGATGAATCTCTTGTGCTGGAGCTCCACAGATAATACAGCTGTGATGATCCCTTGCTTTTACTAAATCTCTCATCTTGTTTAATTCATACTCATATTGATTTCGTTTTTTACTTCGTGTCTTTAGTGGAGTTCTTTTTAATTGTGATGTTCCCCTAGATAAAGCAGTCTTTGCTCGTAACGGCGTTTTTCTTTGTAATGGAGTTCTCTTAAGCATGCCATTCCCGTCCAATCTGTGATTCTACAATACGTAACTCTAACTTTTTAATATTTATCGCTTCGTCTACGGAACGATACATGACTCTTGCCTTATCTCGTTCCATTCGTAACTGACTAACAGACACATCCCCAATGACTAATTCACGAATCAATGAAACGGCTGTCTTTTTATCTCGTTCTTCTTCAATTTTTCTCGCCTTGGCCAACTTATAAGCACGTTCCGTTTCTGCTAACTTGATGCCTCGTTCTTTCAATAAAGCTAATGCCGTATTCAATTCACTTCGTAATTGCTGTAACTCTTGCATTAAATCTTGCATGTGCTCTCTCCTTAAGATGTTTTTGATGACAATCTTTACATACTTTAATAACTTTCCCATCCTCACGAATATATAACCCACCTTTGTTGGTGATATCCAAACCGCACTTAATGCATTTCATTTTCTTCATGTTCTGCCACCTCTTTTGTAATAGCTTCGTAATATTGATTTGTAACAGGGTACCGTTTTTCGATACGAATCTCTTCCGCCACAATATGGACAACCTTAATCCCTTGCAATAGTACAGCTTCTCGTTCCTCGTAGTGTTCTGCTATGCGCATGTATGTCAATGCTACAGCTATGACACTCCACATCAATAAAGCCATAAAGATATACTGTTCATTACGAGGATTAACTACCCAACAGATTACAGGACAACTACCTGCTATTAACAATGCGATTTTTAATAATGTGTTATCCCTTATATCGACTAACCAAAGATACTGTTTGCCAATCCATTTCAATACTGCCTTTATAGTTTCCATTTTTCTTTTCCTTTCTGTGATATACTAAATTAAAAGGAGTGTGATTATATGTCTAAAATTACTGTTATTTTCCCTAACTCTATTCCCAAAAAAGTAATAGCACCTGACCCCAAGATTTGTCCCTGCTGTAACTATGGTATTCAACCTCAAAATTTGTTTATTTCTGATGTAGAGTATATTAAAAACACCTACTCGTTTATTGTTGTACATCAATGCCCAAACTGTTCTAAATATTTCATCACTGAGTACATACAACACTCTAATTTTATCTATGGTGTTGATTTACCAGAATTTGGAGCTAGACCTTATACACCACCTTTTAAAATATCTATTTCTAATGAAAGTAGCTTAACAGATATATCAGAGAGATTTTTAGAGGTGTATAAGCAGTCTCTAATGGCTGAGCATTATGGACTTCATCATTTAGTCGGTATGGGATTACGTAAAGCATTGGAATATCTTCTACAAGATTACCTATCGATTATCAATCCAAATGATATTGAAAAAATTAAAAACTCTACGTTATCTCAAAACATTAAATTAATACCAAATGAAAATCTTAGATCCCTTGCTACTGCTTCTAATTGGCTAGGTAATGATCATGTTCATACTTCTATAAAGTGGCCTGATAAAGATATTTCAGACCTAAAAACTTTTATAGAGGCACTTACTCATTTATTACTAATGGAGCTTTCCATACTTTCTGCTAAAGAAATGATATCTCGTAAATCATCTAACGGATCAACCTTGTAAACCATTCTCCCTTCTTCCCAATACTCAACGATAGTTCTATTAGGGAAGAGGGGATTATTATTTTCTACATACGTTAACTTTGTTATAGTCACTCTTTCAGCACTTATAAATGTTTTTGAGTCAGTAACTTCATCAGCATATATCTCATGATTTCTCATAGGTACACCTCCATTGCCCCATAGATGTTTTTAGATAACGACATCTTTCACAATGCTCCATACATATAATGTTATCCACCTGGCTACAATGCACATAGGCTCTAGTTTGTTTATCCCTTTCATCGCATATAGTACATATAGCCTTTTTTCTTTTTTTAATCATTGCCAAGTAACCGTTTCAGATACGATTGCGATGGCATAATTCCATCTGGTGTAACTAGGACAATCGTACGTTCACGTCCAATGTCATCTCCACGTAAATATGCTAATAGCCGTGGTTTAATGACTGAGTATGTATGTGTGTTTGTTTCACGATTGTGGATTACCTCTACATACGGTAAATCCCCTGATTTACCACCAGCCATCAATCTTGCTTTCGTATACCCTAAGGCAACCGCTGCCACATCGAGTGGTGCAATATCTGGCAATAACTCTACACGATCCATTACATTGTCTAAGGCTTTTAACCTGGTCATTAAATCATCCATGCTAGACTCCTTTCATCCTAAATAACTGCTTTACTTAGACAAAACTTAGAAAATCTCTAATGTGATTTTTATAGGACCTTTTACTATTTCTGAACACTCCAATTCATATCGAAGAGGAGTGTTCTTTTTTAGTTTCTCCTTATGCAATATATTTTTTGGACATAAGCTAGTTGATTCAAATTCTTTTTCTTCTGTTTGACTATTAAATCTAATACTTCCTATCCAGTTTCCATCTGTCTGGTATCTTATTATTTTTCTTGCCATATAGTCTCCACCTCTCTACAGCAACTCATCTATAGTACATTGAAGGTAATCAGCTACTGCCTTTACATTACTCAATTTGGGGTCCGATACTCTCCAGTGGGATATGCTCCCTACGGAAAGTTTTACAGCTCGTTCCAGCTTGGCAATACTAACGCCTTTTTCCTTACATTTCTTCTTAATATTTTCATAAATTTTCATGGTCTCCCTACCTCTTTAAGCTGAATATATTCATTGACTTTCAAAACCATATCTTCTATAATCAAAGTAATCACAAAACCTTTTTTAACTGAAAGGAAGTGGTTCTTATGAGCCAATTTTTGATGATTGCCTGTGCCTTTTAATATCCGAGCTCGCTTTGGCTTAAAAGCGGTCGTCCTAGCGGCCTAAGGAAGATTAACTCCCATAGCAACGGTCTTTTCAACCGTTTGTTTGTCACAGCTCTAATAGATCGCAGCGTCTAGTATATATCGTCTATTTCATGCGGTGACCGCAATGCAAGAGGTAGGCAAACCCCTATTGGCAATATAGTTTTGACTTGAAAACCCAAAACTATATTGGTTAAGCAGCTAAGAGTATTTAATGCTCTTGGCTGTTTTTCATTTCTTTTACTCTTTTTCTTTATCCATTTGTCACAGCCTTACATCTCACAAAGTCTTGGATCGGGATCAAAGTCACCTAATTTTAGATAGGCTCTAGCTTTTGCTAATTCAGCTTCACCCTTTTCAAAATACCTGTGATTTTTTTGCTTACCATATTTTCTGTACAGCTCGATTGCATCATCGATCGCCTTGATGTGTAATGCTTCTAGATAGTCGTTCTGTTCTTCTGTTAATCCTGGTAACATATTCCCTCCTAGTAAAGTTCCGCTTCATTTATTTAGTTTATCTTTATAGTTTGTTTAGTTATCTAAACATTTTTGTTAAAAAAATATTCCCAAACATCAATATGTGGAATATCTAATGCTAACATAGCCTTATTGATTTCTTCTTGTTTGAATTGTAACTCAGAGTTTAATCTTTTATACAGAGATGTTCTTTTAATACCTATAATATCAGCAAACTTCTCTCTATCAATACCTAGTTCTGTCAATCTTCCTAATAGCTTAGAATAATTATATCTTCCCATGATTTCCTCCTTAATCTTAATTAATAAAATTTGTTTTATTTTCTAAACACATTCTACATTTTATTTTTTCATATGTCAATAGTTTTTTTAGCTTTCTAAACATTATGTTCTTAAATAGCAAAAAATAGTTGCGTTATCTAAACATGATGTTTATAATTATAAATATAATTTGCAATTTATATTATTAAGAGGTATTACAAATGTCTAAGATTGTAGCAACTTTCAGTGAACGTCTAAAGGAAAGTTTAAATTTAAAAAATATTAAGGCTATAGAACTCGCTCAACTATCTGGTATATCTAGAGGAGCTATCAGTTCGTATCTATCGGGTCGTTGGAAGGCAAAACAAGATAATATTTATCTGCTTGCAAAAGCATTGAATGTAAATGAGGCATGGCTTATGGGCTATGATGTCCCTATGGAGTCCGTACGTCCACAAAGTAACTATACGCACTCTTCTCCACCTCATATCTACTTACGTGAGCCTAATCATATAGAACTGAAGCCAATCACATACTCCCCTCAACAACAAACTCTACTTGCTGAAACCGCTTCATTTACTGAGGAACAATATGATAAGCTATTTGACTATATTAACTTCCTCAAACTTTCTAAATCTTCTTGATGATATTGGAATGATAAAAAGAAGTCCTAGATCTCATCCAGGACTACTCTGAGGAACAACTTTCTAAGTTGGTAGAGTATATTTTATTTTTAAAATCTTTATAGGATTAGGAGGAATACATCATGCCATTTAACACTTTTATGTATGCCACAATTATTATTCAGGTAGTATTGATAGTTTTGTTTCTTTCATTAATAAAAAAATTCCCTAATTACCCTAATCGAGTATTTTGTAAATCTACCTTGCTTATTATCGAAGTCATTGCTTTACTTATGTTTGTGTTCATTGCAACTGTACTTGATAACCACACTTTATACTATCAAAAATCTATGTATTTATTTTACGTTTCTTTTGTGAATGCAGTATACCTAGGTGCCTTTGCCTATATAAGATGTAAATCAATTTGGAAAACAGGTCTAGTTATTATACTAGGCATATTGCCATTTGTTTGTATTCTTCCCATCCTATGGCTTTTATTTACTAAACCTAATACTGCCACTACCCCTATACTTACACCTGTAGAATCTGTCCCTACATTACCATCAGTAGAACCAACTGAACCTACGATCTCTATAGAGACATTGCAACCGTTTTATAAACGACTCTCTTTTAGAGCATTCCGCATCAATCAAATCGGTATTCTTTATATATTAATTGGCTTATCTATACATCAATCGAATCAAATTAACGCTCTTAGGGATGATATCGACTCTGTTGAACATAATGTTGCCCCTCTTTACACTACAACAAGTGAGATCAATGAAACTTTAGAAAAATTGTCACGTGATATGGATTCTATTAAAAGTGAGATCGAAGACGTAAAGGACTCTTCCACACAGACTTACTCTCCTACCTATATCCCTACTTATTATCCTGAGTATTATACGTATTAAATCAATAGCAAAAAGGAGCTACTATGCAAATATTTGATATAAAAGATAACGAGTTATATGTTAACTTAATGGAACAAAAAAGATTTTTAGTTGATTCTTTTGAATACCCTTATCGTTCACAATGTGCATTACCTTTAATTGGTAATTCTACAAACTCTGAATATGTACTAGATATTAATAAAAAAAGCTTTATTGTCTCTCGTACGACACTACAAAATAGAATTAAAGAATCTCATATCCTACTGCGTTTAGATATTGATACTAAACCGCACCGTAATCCTGATAGAAAGACAATTGGTGGCACGCATATTCATATATTTGATTACACTGATATAAATGGTAGTTGGGCTTTTGAACTATCTGACCCCGTACTATCTACAATATTTCCTGATTTCGACTTTTCTAAATTAGCAAAAGACGGAATTGATCACATCGAACAATTCCGTCTCTTCTGTCAATTATGCAATGCTCCCCATATTCCTAGAATAGTTAGTACATTATTTAACTAAATAATGGAATACAATCACTACGTTCTGACCAATATACAGGCGTGATATTATACTCACGCAACATTTTACCAATTTGATGTGCTGGTCTTTTCGACTCTTCATCATTCATTACAATTAATAGTTGGCTACCTTCATCTCGCTCTGTTCGTATATCTTCCCAAGAAAATATAAGTCGCTCTGCATTACTTCGATTAGCCCTGTTCATTACTTTAATAAACCGTTCTGGGTGTTTACTATTTCGTTGCATTGTAAAGTCAAAGCTTTGCATGTAGCCAGATCTACCACGTATGTTTATATTTTTAGAATAGTATAACTCGTTTGTGTCAAAGAATGACTGTACATCTTCTAAGAATATACTTTTAACCTGCTGTGATGACAAGCAGAATAAGTCATTAACATCTAGCATGGTTTGTAATAAATAGTGTTGTGCTTCACCTAAATCTTCTTTTGTCGCTGTCAACCATAGTTCGTCTGTATCTAAATCTACTTCTACACCACGTTTTCTAGCCGAATCTAGTATTAATTTCTTCCGCTTCTTGGAATAAGGATCTATACCACAAGTGCGTAAATCGGAGATAATGTAGGCATCATCTGTTAACCTATATTCACCATCTTGCTTTTCTTGTATATAAATCTGTGTGTAGTCATTGTGTCGGTCTAGAAAAGGTGTTGTAACAGCTATTATTCCAGGTGCTACTTCTTCCTCTGTCAAATTATCCTTTAACCAAGAAATATACGACTTAATAGCATTCATGTTAACACCCCCTTCTACATAACAACCACGTCTATACAAAAATAATACCGTATATTTCTAACAATCGTCAAGAAATATTGACAATCTTATATATTTTTTTATGCATCTAAAGGAGTTATCTTATGGCAATGAAACGTGCAAACGGAACTGGTTCTGTTTATAAGATGAAACATAAGAAATTACGCAAGCCATATCGTGCTATGGTGTATATTGGCCAAGATAGCAATGGCAAAACTATTCGTAAAACAATTGGTACCTTTGCTACACAAAAGGAAGCCTACGATGCCATCGCTAATTATGTCTACGATCCTATGAAAGTGCATCGTGATACAGTTCCCTTCTATCAATGTTGGGACTGGATGTTACTAGAAAAGGAACGCCAGGGTGTAGATATTAAAAAAGGAAAGTTTGAAGCTGTGAAACCGAAACTTTCCAGTATATGGTCTATGCCTATCAAAGACATTCGATTAATTCACTTACAGAACATCATCGATCAATATAAGCATTTAGGACGTTCTTCCCACGATTCTATTTATAAGGCCATCAATGGTGCTTTCAAAGAAGCTATTAAAAATGATATTATCACAAAGAACTATGCCCTGGATATTACACTACCTCCTGCTGTTAAATCAAATATTCATAAACCATTTACACCAGAGGAGATTTCCATATTGTGGCAGCATACAGATGATATCCTTGTACGTGTCATATTAATTTATATCTATACTGGAATGAGACCTGTTGAGCTCTACCAGGTGAAACTAGAGAATGTAAATCTAAAAGAACAATATCTAATTGGCGGTTCAAAAACAGCGGCTGGTAAAGATCGTATGATTCCTTTAGCCGATTGTATTATGCCCTTTATAAAAGAGATTTACAGCAAGGCACATTTCTCACGTTCAGAAACATTACTTCCCCCTAAACTAATCCCTACACGTCTATCAAGGCCTATAGAACGTTTATGTGAATCCTTAGGATTGTCTAAGCATAAACCACATGACACACGTCATACGTTCATCACCCTGGCACGCAATGCCGATATGGATATTTATATTCTAAAATCCATTGTAGGTCATACACATACCGGAGATGTAACCAGTGATGTGTATACCCATAAGACGAGAAAACAATTCCTAGATGCCGTCAATACATTACCTGTAACATTTACTGAAGAAATGATGAGTATGGCGAAATAAACGTTTCTAAATATATAAATTTATAAGGAGATTATTATGAAAATTACCTCTCTAACTATTAATGATTTTAGATGTTTCAAAGATGCTAAATTTAATATTGGTAAAAATATCACTATTTTTTCTGGCACTAATGCTGTTGGTAAATCTACAATTCTTGGCTTATTAGGAAACTCTTGTGAATTAAAATCTAATAAAGGTCGTCCAATATTACAATCTGCTTTTAGATGTGAATGGAGTGATTTATTTAAAATGTCTCCTACATTTGACACTAGTAAATCAAATATTGCAAGTATTTCATACGATAGTGAACCTGACTTAAAGTACAGAATAACATGGCAAGAAAACAATACACGAGGAAGACTTATTCCTTCAACTAAAACTGCAGATGGCAAACTATCAAATGCAAAATTATCACATCCTTCTCTATATTTAGGCCTATCACGTTTATTCCCATTAGGAGAAGCCTTAATATCATCTGACAAGAATCCAATAGCTATTGATAATATTTCTGATTCATTTCTTACGAATTACCAAAAAATTCTCTCTATCAATGAGAATATTCAATCAGTTAATCGTGTTTATCTTGATGGGAATAATAAATCACCTATCGGTATTAATACGGATAAATATGACTATCTTACTAATTCAGCTGGACAAGATAACCTAGCACAAATCCTTTTAGCAGTTGAATCATTTAGAAAGTTACAAATAGATTTTCCTGACGATTATAATGGTGGACTGCTATTAATTGATGAACTTGATGCTGCATTGCATCCATCTGCACAGAATAAGTTATTTGATTATTTATATAAATCTTCTAAAGAATTAGACTTACAAATTATATTCACAACTCATAGTATTTCTTTACTTGATTATGCACGTTTAATTGCTGAACCACAACAGCATTCACATGATGATATCAAACCGATAGAAATATACTTTTTGAGTCGTGCCAATAACGAATCCACTCCAACAATTATTTCTTCACCTGGTCCATTATTATACAAAAATCTTTTGCAAGAAACATCAACTAGAATGAACCAAAAAATTAAAATTATTACTGAAGATGCTGAAGCAAGATGGGTCCTTAATCACCTATTACCAGAATCTATTTTACACAAAGTTAATTTGCTTGATACAAATGTTGGTTGTAATGAAGTATTATCTTTAAGTAAATGTGATCCAAGTTACTTTGGCACTAGAATCATAATCCTCGATGGAGATATAAAAACTAAAAGAGGAAATATGAATGATATTGCCGCACAAAATGCCTCTGGAAATCATATTTATATCCTTCCTTCAACAAAATCTATTGAAGAAAGTCTATATGATTTTCTGACTTCTAACTCCGATAATTCTAATGAATATTTAACTCAACAAATGTGCCTAGAAAATGGTCTTACTTATAATTATTTTAAAAATACTGATTTATCAATATTCAAAAGAAGAGGAAAAAAACGAGAAAAGCTAAAAGAATGGTTTAAATATCATCAAGCGCAATTTGATGATACAAATTTATTTCGCTATTGGATTAAAGGCTATGAACAAGAAGGTAATGATTTAATTGAGGCTATCACAAATGCAGTATCTGTCATTTCTAAAAAATTATATATTCCTGAGTAA